CATTGTCTTTTGTTACTTCCAAATCAAAGTGCTTAATTAGATTTCTCTGCAAATCAAATGAGATTTGTGAAAGAGAATAATTCGGTGACATAATCAATATGTTCGACCCAGGAACTAGAGAAACTAGCTGGCCGATTACATTCGCAATGTATGTTTTGCCCTGTCGCCTTGAGAGAGCAGCAGTAATAAACCTGTATTTAGGATTATTTATTGCATTGATTAATGCCATCTGTGAAGGAAGCGGAGTGATTCCTAAAAGTTCCAAATATGGATTAATTGGAAGTTTTAGAAATCGTGTCTCCGAATTCAACTCCTGTATTTCTGTAGAGGGTACGTCTACTCTACTCACCAGTACTGCCATTTATTCTTTCCTTATAAAAAGTTAAACTATTCGAACCTTGAGGTTATTCCCTGCCAAGGCTGTAATCCTTACCTTGTCCTGAGCAGGAGCATCAAAGTCATAGTCAGTTCCTAAGACCGCACCTTTGTTCAACACGTTAGCATCGTAGTTAATTGCTACGCCGTCTGACGAAGGCACTGTAGTCCCTGATGTCATGTTGAAGATTATCGCTAGATCAAGATCGTTACCCAAGGCTATGTGGTTCGGGTCTGTTACTGCGTCTAGTTGAGTCTTGTCCATTTGGTTTGTGTAAGTTGTTATGCCAATGTTGTATTCGCTAACGCCTACTATTGGAAAAGTACCAATAACATACATCTTATTTCCATCATTATTAAAAATTGCTTTGTATGGAGCAGCTTGTTGTGCTGTTACTGAAAAACTTTGAGAATAACTTGCAGTAGATACATCAAAGCCAGTGCTTAATGTATATTCGTATACGGTATCATTAGAAGTTCCAACAACATACATCTGAGTGCCGTCTGTGTTAAAAGATACACCTCTTGGTTGTGTTTCTTGTCCTGCTACAGAAAAAGAATCAACAAAAGATGCTGTTGATATATCAAATCCTGTGCTTAATGTGTACTCATTAACGTCATCTCCAGTAAATCCAACAATAAACATCTTTGTTCCGTCACTGTTAAATGCAAGTCCCTGTGGGTCTGCTTCCTGTGAGGATACAGAAAAGTTCTGAGAATAAGACGCTGTTGATATATCAAATCCTGTGCTTAATGTGTATTCGTTGACATCTTGTCCAGTAAATCCAACAATATACATTTTAGTGCCGTCAGTGTTAAACGCTATGTCTGTTGGATATGTGTCTTGTCCTGCTACAGAAAAGTTCTGAGAATACGTTAATGTTGATACGTCAAACGCTGTAGATAAAGTATATTCGTTTATGTCATCTCCATCAGAGCCAACAATATACATTTTAGTGCCGTCATTATTAAAACACATACCTTGTGGAAATGATTCTTGACTAGATACTGAAAATGAATTTCCAGAATATGAAGCTGTGGAAACATCAAACGCATTAGTAGCAACACTAGCACCCTCCATAGCCTCAGCCAACGTAGCTAACTCTGTGTTAGTCGTGCCGTTAGTCCAAGTCTCTGAAGCGTATGTGCCGTTAGAGTTGTACTGCCAAGTACCACCGTTGTTCCTGACAATATCTCTCTCGCCATCTGTGTTATCAATAACAGTCCACGTTGTTCTGTCGTCTGTAGAGATAGCGTAGTAGACGTTACCGTCACCTGCGGCTTGGTCTGCTGTCATCGAGTTGATGTCAGTCCAGTAGGTAGAGTCTATTGAGCTTGTGGTGTGTACTGCGTTGTAGCCGAATGGTATTGCTATTGTTGCGCCTAATGTATATTCGTTAACGTCATCTCCAGTAGTACCAACAATGAACATCTTAGTTCCATCGTTGTTAAATGCTATTCCTGTTGGATAGTCTTCTTGTGGAGCTACAGAAAAGTTTTGAGAATAAGATGCTGTGGAAACGTCAAAGCCAGTACCCAATGTATATTCGTTGACCTCATCTCCACTAACACCAACGATAAACATCTTGGTTCCGTCGTTATTGAAGGCTATTCCTTTTGGAGATGCTTCTTGTGAAACTACAGAAAAAGCATCAACAAACGTAGCGGTAGAAACATCAAAGCCTGTTCCTAATGTATACTCATTGACGTTTTGTTCAGCCGAAGCAACGATAAACATCTTGGTTCCATCGGTGTTAAAGGCTATTCCGTTTGGGGTTGTGATTTGTGAGCTTACGGAAAAGTTTTGAGAGTATGTTGCTGTGCTTACATTAAATCCAGTGCCTAATGTGTATTCGTTAACGTCATTTCCAGCATCGCCAAGAATGAACATTTTAGTGCCATCGTTGTTAAATGCTATTCCTGCTGGAGATGTATCTTGTGCAGATACTGAAAAGTTTTGTGAATAAGTTGCAGTAGAAACATCAAACGCTGTACTTAATGTATATTCGTTAACATCATCTCCAGCATCGCCAACAATAAACATTTTAGTGCCGTCGTTATTAAATGTTATGCCTGTTGGAGATGTATCTTGTGCAGCTACAGAAAAAACAGCAGCAAAACTTGCATTACTTATATCAAACGCATCGAATAATCCCCCACTCATCTCCAAATCACCATCATCTGTGTTATAAACTACGGAGTACATTCCCCAATCACCTGAAGCTACTTGATCGTATGATGTAGGCGCTGTAGTCTCTACATAAGAACCGTCTGTGGCTGTTAAGACAAACTCACCTGAGTTAGCTTCGATGGTCTTGCCTACGTCTGCTGAGGCGAATGAGCCTGTGCCGAGTGCTAAGCTGCTAATATCAAGATCGTATTCGTTTACGTCATTTCCTGCATCGCCAACGATAAACATTTTAGTACCCGCAGGGTTAAACGCTACGTCTTGCGGTGCGGAGTCTTGACCCGAAACAGAAAAAGTTTGGCTATATACAGCGGTAGACACATCAAAACCAGTCGATAAATTATATGAGTACACAGCGTCACCCGTTGACCCCACAAAGAACATCTTAGTGCCGTTTGAGTTAAATGCTATTCCTGTGGGGTATGTATCTTGTCCTGAGACGCTAAAAGAATCTGTAAACGAAGCTGTCGATACATCAAACCCTGTAGACAGTGCGTACTCGTTAATATCTCGTCCTGAGTTTCCGCTAATGAACATTTTTGTTCCGTCAGGACTAAACGCCATTCCTCTTGGTTCTGTTTCTTGCGTCCCAACAGAAAAGCTGTCTACAAAGGAAGCTGTTGAAACATCAAAGCCCGTTGATAATGTGTATTCGTTTACATTATTATTAGTGTACCCAAGAACAAACATCTTCGTTCCGTCAGTGTTAAAGGATACGGCATGAGGTTGGCTATCTTGTGCTGAAACAGAAAAGCTGTCTACAAAGGTTGAAGTAGACACATCATAAGCTGTTGATAATGTGTACTCGTTTACGTCAATTCCTGCCTTGCCACAAACAAACATCTTCGTTCCGTCTGCATTAAAGGCGACTCCTGTAGGCTCTGTTTCTTGCGTTCCAACAGAAAAACTATCTACAAATGAAGACGTGCTTATATCGAATCCAACCCAATCCAACGTAGTATCATAAGCACTATCAAGTCTCGTGTAATTCTCTGTAGTCGAATTAACATCCCAAGAGTTGTTAGTCACTCCTGACTGTGGAACTTCTTTAGTCACAGAAACGACAGGCGCAAGCACTGAGCTACTCAGGTTTATGGTAGATGACTCGCCAGTAGTGAAGGTCTTGGTTAAAGTTCCAAGTGTCGGGTCTGTTGTGAGAGTCTCCCAAGAAGGTACAGTGCCGTTGGTAGTTAGATACTTACCTGACTGACCTGACTGTGTTGGGAAGTCTGTGACTTGAGACAATGTAACCGAGGTTGCAACAGGGGCTACGTCAGACCACGCAGAGCCGCTGTAGACTTTCATCGAGTCAGAAGTGGTGTTGAAGTATGTCGCACCTGCAATCAGTGCGTCACCGTCATTGTCCACTGTAGGGTCAGAGGCTTTAGCACCGAGGTAGCGGTCATCAAACGAGTCGTAACTAGCTGCTGCGTTGGTTGCAGAAGTTGAAGCATTGCTTTCAGAAGTCGCCGCATTTGAAGCTGACGTTGCAGCATTTGATTCAGAAGTTGCAGCATTTGCTGCACTTGTAGCAGCAGAGGTCGCACTACCAAGAATAGAATCTACATAACCTTTCCTGGTTAAGTCATCATCAGCAGAAGGTGTAGCAGTTGACGTAGCTTTGTTAGAGCCTAGAACAATATTGCCTGTCATCGTGCCACCAGACAGGGCAAGTTTAGTATCTGCGTAAGTCTTAGTAGCTGCGTCTGTACCCGCTGTGGGAGTGCCAAGACCTGTAATCTTGTTCGTACCCATAGCAATAGCACCAGTCATAGTGCCGCCAGCTAATGGGAGTTTTGTAGCTATAGAATTAGTAATAGTGGTTGAGAAATTAGCGTCATCGCCTAAAGCAGCGGCTAACTCATTCAACGTATCTAATGAAGCAGGAGCAGAAGCAACTAGATTAGAAACTTGTGTATCTACATAACCTTTAGTCGCAGCATCAGTATCAGAAGAAGGTGCTGCCAGATTAGTTAAGACGGTATCTGTAAAGTCTACAGTTCCGTTAACTACCAAATCGTTAACAGTGGTAGTACCACTTGAAGCAGTTAAGTTACCTGTTACGTCACCCGTAACATTACCCGTAACATTACCTGTCACGTTACCAGTTACATTTCCTGTTAACGCACCAGCAAAATTTGTATTAGCGGTGATTAAAGTACCAGTTATAGCCTGGGGCGTTGAGCCACCAATTACCATTCCATTTACTGTACCACCAGTAAAAGTAGCATTGGAAGACAACAAAGAAGAGTTAGCGGTAACAGTACCAGAAGCCGTAATAGCCCCAGTTGTAATTGAAGAAGGATTCGTTCCAATTTCAATAATTGTCGCACCTGAGTTCTCCGTAAAGAGTCTCTTGTCTGCGGTATTTACAGCAAGCTCACCCTGAACTAAGTCTGAAGCCGTAGGTACGGCTGACGAAGTTGAGGAAAACTTAGTAATAATTGTAGCCATTTATTTCACCACTTAACTTTATCTGCCCAGTAAGCTGCTGAACATTTACCTTTAGCAATGTTCTTTGCGTGACGCGCCTTAAAA